AATTCTTCTATACTCTCGCAATTCCATCTACGTAGTGCTAATGCTTTAGGAGTAGGTTTACCATTAGGTTTTTTCATGGGACCTTTGTTACCGCCCATTCTAGCACAGAAACTTTTACGACGGTTGGCAGCTTTGCTGCCTTTCTTTAATTTACTTGGCTTAGTTGTTACAGCAGTTTTTAACTTACTACCTGGATTCTCTCTACGATAAGCATTTACTGCCTTTTGACTCATACCACTAGTCTTATCTTTCTTATTGACTTTGTTCCAGTCTTCCGCCACACCTTGCTCTTTCAACTTGTCTTGAATCTTTTTATAGCGTTGGAAATTGGCATCTCTATCTACATCAGTCTTGCCAAATTTTTCAGCACCCATCTTCATATCAATCTCACGCCGGGCATAGCCAGGAACAACTTTTCTTAGAATTTGTGGTAAGCCTTCCGCCACACCCTGTTCTTGAACTTTTGGTATAACGTTTGGTGGAACTTTTTTTGTATATTTATACTTTGCAATAAATTTACCTTTACCGTCAGACGTGGTGCGCTCATGCTGGCCATCGTAATCATCTAAGGGCAGGGAGAAGACGTTACCATCCCAGTTATCACCGTGAATTGATTGACCTAGTAAATGCTTTGCTTGAAATTCTGCCTGGTCACGTGCATCCTGCATGTCCTCTGAATCATACTCACCTGTAAATGTTTGTTCGTTTAGGCCTTCCGCCACATCTTGCTTATCCCTAACCCACCCTTTGCCACCGCATTCCGGGCATTCATCATCGTGTGTATCTATTCCAGTGCCATCGCAAGAACCACATTCATGTTTTTTACCAGTTCTACCGTAAGCATCTGGTTCTGAGCCTTCCGCCACTGCTTTTCTAAATCCCTTGTTAGGCACCCAGCCTTCAATAGGCTTACATTTACAAGTGCCTGGCTTGCAACTACAGTTAGTCATACCACATTGCTTGCAACGTTCTTTTGATTCTGATATACTTTCATTGGGTTCACAGTTGCGAACCTGTCCGCCGTTCTTGCCTTTTTTAGTACCTTCAGCATGTTTACCCGGCCAGCATTTAGTAAATCCATTTGAGTCTTTTTGACCTTTTTTAATCTCGTTAAGATTGCCATGCGTTTCACACATGCCGCAATTTTCACAGACCATTTCCATTATAGGTGTGTCAATACTTTCATTGTGCTTCTTACCAGCACAATGAGCCTTTTGTGAAAATCCTTTAGGATGTGAGCAGTTGATACTACTTTTGTATTTTTGACTCCATCCTTCGTTAATAAATTCAGTTATTCTCATTTTAACATCTCCATTGTTCTACGAAACCATTCGGTTACATTAGGTGTGGCTTGTTGCCAACTATGGCCGGCACGTGCCATGTTCATAATTTCTTCTTTGCGTCTTTTGTCAGGTATCTTTGCCATGATAGATTCTACACTACCCAAGTCAGAACCTTTTGCACCTCTACCTAATAAGTATTGAGCAATCATATCCCAATCATCACTTAACATGTCAGCTTTTTTCCCTGCCGCATCACGTTTGTATAATGCTTCATCAGGACTCCATAACATACCTTGTGTGCTAGCAAGTGCATTCATAACTAGTTGTTTGTTTACACCTTTATATGGACTACCTTTTGGAATATCGTGTCTGTGAAACTGTGCTACTTTATGAGCATTCTTTACAACTTTGATATCAGCTTGATAGAACTTATTTCCCATTGGCATTCTAACATGCACAGTTACACCTGCTAACCTAGTTGAAATTCCTTGCTTTTCAAAGTAAGCTGCCAGTGTTTTGCGAGTAGTTGATGAATCTTCTGTTTGGAACTGTTGCATTAATGTAGATAATTCCACCATTGCATCTAAATCATTTGATGGTACAACATTACCGTTCGCATCATAACGAGGCTTCCAGCATGAACCAATAACCTCTAGTTTGACTCCCAAAGGTTCTAGGTATTTTTGTGTAGTGTCGCTTAGTGGTTTTCCGACAACAGACGGGTCAAAGTTAGTCTCAACGTCTGGCCAAATGTTTCCACCTTCTAATAAAATCATATTAAAAATCCTGAGTAATAGTGTATTTATCACAGAAAGGATATTGCTCACTTTTGAGTCTACGGTAGCGAATCGCTTTCTCAGCCCAGCAGCCGGGCCACACTTTATAACGCAAAGGTCCTAAGGTAGTGTGTTTCTGACTTTCAATAGTCGTAAACTACTGAATATATTAATGTACATCCATCCTATATCAAATTCAAACCATCGGCGACTAAGACGAGGATTCGCGGGTTCCAAATGATGATTATTGTGCAGACATTCACCGCCAATAATAATGCCCCAAGGACTAATGTTTTTACTTTTATCTTTAGTTTCACCATTACGATACCCCCACCAATGTCCGATGCCGTTGATTACTCCGGCAGCCCAGAACGGAATCCATATCATCTGAATTAACCATATTAGTATACCCCAATATCCAAATACTAGCGTGTTGAACAAAAAGAGAATGCCAATGCCAAGTCTGGAGTGAGTACTGTATAAGTTGTGCTCAATCCAATCAGAAGGAGTACCAACACCATATGAATCAACCATATCTTTATCTTTACTTGCAGCATGGTATAATATTGCTCCTTTAAAAAATACTCTCATAATCCCGTATACATGTGGACTATGTGGATCACCTTCTATATCACTATATCTATGGTGTTTGCGATGTATAGCTACCCATTGCTTAGTGACCATACCTGTTGTCAACCACAACCAGAATCTCATAAAGTGACTTAGTACAGGATGAAATATTAATCCTTTGTGTGCTTGACCTCTGTGTAAGAAAAGTGTGACACAAATGATTGTGATGTGGGTTACTATTAGAGTATATAGAATCATAAATTACATAACATAAATATTGCCTACACAACTTCTTAAAACTTCAGCAAAGTATTCGGTTAAATCATCACCCATACCTTGAGATTCATATTGTCTTGTTTCTTCATCACGAAATTCTGATTTTAGATTAAGGTATTTACTTGGNTTNCCCCATGCTTGCCGACCGTAACCTAAGTTAGTCGGTAATGGGTTTAATGTGATTGTTCCTGTACCTAGATACTGTGCAAACAATTCGTACAAGAATTCATATGGTCTTTTAATTTCATTACTGCGACTGCTACGTTGTGTGCCAATAGCATTGAATAATGCATTATATTCTGGTGTTAAATTAAATGACATACCGCTTCGTGCAGGACGACCATATTGGTCTTTTGCTATCTTACCATAGCAACGTTCTAACACTTGATTAACTGTATTAAAGAAATATTGTTCTGCTTCTGGCCATGCACCTGATTTGCTACTTCCACTATTACGATGACCTGCTTGAATAGCATGACCAAATCTATGTGCCATTATCCATGGTGTCATCATTACTTTGCTGTCACCCTTGTTACCAACAAATACAATAGTGATTGCATCTTGATGTCCAGCAATAATCTGTTCGCCTGCATCTCCGAATATAATTTTTACATTTTCTGAATCCATTGGGCCGTATTCACTATAACGACCTGTGCCAGGAATGTTACTAAAAAATAATCTAAAATCATAGGGAGTTTTTTCTAAAAATCGTTGTGTCTTTAATTGATTAGTTGGATGAGGTATTAATCTTTTATCAACACCTCTAAATGGTCCAGGTTTCTCAAAGTCACCCATTGGTGTAAACTGCTTAAGAGCCATTTCATCTGTTGTAATATGATGAATTGATTCAGAGATTGACTGTACATTGTCTTTGCCGTATAACTTGACCAACAATTGTCTTGCTTGACTTTGTGACTCAGCATGAATTATCGTTTTTATTGAAGAACCGTTAACTTTTACGGTTACTTTAAACTTTTTTAGAGGTGATGTGACTTCATTGAGGTGCATGTAATTTATTCACGTTCTTTTTTAAGAATACTGCGAACCATCCAGGCTTTCTTACCATAGAAGTCTTGTAGTTCGGCCATAAAATTAGCAATACCTTGTTGACGTTCTTCTGTAGCAATGTCAAACATTGCAACAACAAGTTCAATCATTTTTTGTATATCAACATAAGTTTCAGTAAACATTAACTCAGCACGTGGTATCAATGTTTGATCTTCTATGATTGATAGTTCGGCATAGCGAGTTAAACTTGCTGGTGCATAGCTACCCAATACTCTGATGTATTCTGCAATCTTATCTACTGTCTCGTATGATTCAGTATACAATGACTCATAGAATGCGTGATATTGTGGGAAATCACTTCCCTCAATATTCCAATGGAAGTTTCGTGACTTCAATGAGAATGCTTCTGTTGAAGCTAATAATATTTTTAAATCGTCTGATAACATTTTATTTCCCAGGTGGGTTTCCTTTATTTTTCCAATAGAATTCAAAAACTTTGTCCATATNTTTAATGATATAGTAANTAGCTACCTAAAATATCTCTACGTGCGGCGCCTAAGTCGCCGTCTAGTCCCGGAACAACAATTACATTGTATTTTAGTTTACTGCCCTCAGGCATATCCATCATTTCATCATATGTTAATACTGATTTAGGATCAACATCATATTGTTTACCAATCACTTCTTTCATTTTTTGCTGTGCAGTTGGATCTTGATTTTGTAGTTTTTCTAAACCAATCCCAGTTGATTTTTCATCTTTGAATAATTCACCAGGAACAACGATACTATGTTTAACTTTTTTATAATCAATTTGTTTAGTTTCATCTGGTTTAGCACCGTCACTAAAGGTAATTAAGAAGTTACTTGGCATCATTGGATCTTGAGCAACTTTTGAAATTTTTGTATACGCATATACAATTGCATCAGGAACAGCACGTGCGACCTCAAATGCTAAATGTAAATATGCATCAACAAAGAAATCACCTGAATCGTGCCAACGTAAATATGCCTTAACACCCTTCTTACTTAAC